GGCGTTCGAGGACCGCTACCTGACCATCATCCGCCACCACGACGTCCTGGAGGATCACCGGGCCGTCCGGCTGGTGCGCGGGGTCCCCCGCGTGCCCGAGGGGAAGACCGACAAGGCGGGGGAGCGTCACGGCGACAGCGCTATTGCCGGATTGCTGGCGGACTACCGCAGCCGAAACGACGCCGGCCCGGTCTGGGCCGCCTCAAAGCCGTCTCTAGGCCGTAATAAAGACCTATTCAAGGGGTACTTCAATGCAGCGTAAAGCCAACGGTATCTGGGTATCCCCCACGGAGTTCATCGGCTTCGCCGACAAGGCGTCCATGTCCCTGACCAAGGAGATCGCCGTCCGTTCCCGGTCCGTCGATTTCTACGGCATCGGCAACTTCTACCTCCCCAACCCCGACCCGGTGCTCAAGGCCCAGGGGCGGGACATCACCGTGTACCAGGATCTCTTGATCGACGATCGGGTGGCCGGCGGCATCATCAACCGCACCGCCGCCAGCAAGGCGCTGGTCTGGGACATCGACAAGGGGAAGGCCGCCACTCGTCAACACAAGGCCATCCAGGATGTATTCGGCAAGTTCAAGATGAACACCGTCATCGAGCAGGTGCTCAAGTGCCGCGCCTTCGGCTACGCCCCCATCGAGGTCCTCTGGGGGGTGCGCGACGGTCTGACGGTCCCCGTCGACCTGGTGCTGAAACCGCAGCGCTGGTTCATGTTCGACCAGGAGAACCGCCTCTGTTTCTGGTCCACGGACCAGATGCTCTCCGCCATGGAACAGCTGCCGCCGCGCAAGTTTCTCTGCCCCACCAACGAGGCCGACTACGTCAACCCCTACGGCCTGGGGCTGTTGTCCCGATGCTTCTGGCCCGTCACCTTCAAGCGCGGCGGCTGGAAGTTCTGGGTGAAGTTCGCCGAGAAATACGGCGCCGTATGGCCCGTGGGCAAGCTGCCCCGCTCCGCCACCCCCGAGCAGCGCACCGATCTCCTGAACACCCTGGAGCAGATGATTCAGGACGGCGTGGCCGTCATCCCCGACGACGGCAGCGCCGAGTTCCTGGAGGCGGGGGATAAAGCCTCCACCTCGTCGTTGTTCAACGACATCATCACTGCCGACAACAGCGCCATCTCCACCGTCTGGCTCGGCCATGCCGGCGCCGGCGAGTCCACCCCCGGCAAGCTGGGGGGAGAGAGGGCCGCCGTCGACGTGCGCGACGATCTGCGCGATGACGACGCCAATCTCATCGCCCAGACCCTGCAGCAGGTCATCGACTGGACCTGCGAGATCAACTGGGGCGGCAGTGCCGATTCGCCCCGGATCAGCCTCAAGGAGCGGGAGGAGATCGACACCTCACAATCGGAGCGTGACGACAAGCTCTCCACCGCCATGGAGCGCAGCGGCCTGAAGCTGTCCAGCGTCTACTACCAGAAGACCTACGGCCTGGACCCCGAGGACATCGAAGAGAAGCAGGAGAATCCGGCGCCGTCCGCTGTTCCTGGTCCCCAGACCCCGGTACCCGGCCCCGCCTTTGCCGAAGGCGACGACCCCGAGGCCGCCCTCTTGGCCCTGGAGAAGTCCATCACCCCCGAGGCCCTGCAGCGGATCATGGAGGGGGTGCTGGCGCCGGTGTTCAGATTCGTCCGCGAGTCCGGCGACCTGACGGAGGCCATGGGTGAGCTGGTGCGGCTGTACCCGCAGATGAACACCGACGCCCTCCAGGATCTGCTGGCCCGGGTGATCTTTGTGAGCGAGGTATGGGGCAGGATCAGCGAGGCAAGCGGCCAGTGAGCGACATCGATCTCGCATACGCCATCGGCCTCAAGCCGGAAAAGGCCATCGAGTACTTCAAGGCCAAAGGCTTCGCCTTCTCCTGGGACTGGCAGAAGATATGGCAGGAGGCCCATGCCCGGGCCTTCACCGTTGCCAAGGTATGGGGCAGGATCAGCGAGGCAAGCGGCCAGTGAGCGACATCGATCTCGCATATGCCATCGGCCTCAAGCCGGAAAAGGCCATCGAGTACTTCAAGGCCAAGGGCTTCGCCTTCTCCTGGGACTGGCAGGAGATCTGGCAGGAGGCCCATGCCCGGGCCTTCACCGTTGCCAAGGTGACCCGACTGGACATCCTGCAGGATATCCGTGACGGCCTCCAGGAGGCCCTGGACAACGGCATCACCTACCAGGAGTTCGCCAAGGCAATCAAGCCGTCGCTGAAGGCCAAGGGGTGGTGGGGCGAGGTGGTCAACGAAGCCACCGGCGAGATCGCCGTCGTCGGCCCGCACCGGCTGCGGACCATCTTCGACACCAACGTCCAGACTGCCTACGACGTTGGCCAATATCGGACCCAGACGGAAATGACCGAAACTCATCCCTGGTGGCAGTACAGTGCCGTCAACGACAGCCGCACCCGGCCTTCACATTCCGCACTCAACGGTCTGGTGTTTCGGCATGACGATCCCTTTTGGGACACTCACCGCCCGCGCAACGGTTTCCGTTGCCGTTGTTCCGTCAGGGTATTGAAGGAGAGTCAGCTTCAGGAACTTGAGCAGGATGGCCGTGCTGCCCGCCGGTCTACTGTTGGCGCCAACGCCACGGCCACCATGGAAGAAATTGAAAAACCGCTTGGACGTGGCAAGGGGATGACAAATGTCACGACGGTAAAAACCACAGGGCTCAACGGAGAACGAGTCGCCGTAGCTCCCGACGTCGGTTGGAACTACAACCCGGGTAAAACGGACTGGAAGCCTGAGCCTAACAGGTGGTCCCCGGAGATTGCGAGGCTGGCCAAATGATTACCGTCGACATAGATGATCGAGAAGTGCGGGCCGTGCTGGGGCGCATCGCTGCACGATGCCGGGACGCCTCGCCGCTGATGCGCGAAATCTCCGCCGACATGTTGTTTGCCGTCCAGGAGAACTTTGCCAAAGAGGGTCGCCCCGAGCGCTGGGAGAAATCCAGGCGGGTGAAGAAAAAGGGGGGCCAGACCCTCCAGGACAGCCGCCGCCTCCACAACTCCATCACCGCTCATTCCACCGCCACCTCAGCCCAGGTCGGCACCAACGTCAAGTACGCCGCAATCCATCAGTTCGGTGGCACGGTCAAGCATAAGGAGCGCAGCCAGGTGCTCCACTTCACCCAGGCCCGCAAGGGGCAGCGTACCGGCGGCCGTGACGGCGACCGCTTTGCCCGGGCCAATCGCAAGGCCGGCTACGCCATGAAGGTGAAGATCGGCGCCCACGAAACCACCATCCCGGCCCGCCCCTTCCTGCACCTGGAGCCCACCGACCTGCGGCGGATCATGGAGGCGGCCCGGCGGTTCCTGGATGGCCGGCCATGACGAGCGCCGCATTTTCGATTTGAGGGGGTTTTGCCTGCCAGAGGCGACACAGGTAACGGGCAGCCCTCAAAAGTGCAGCACAGGAAAATTTAAAGACGGTTTTAATGCGGTTGCAAAAACAGTCAGTGGCGAATTTTTTCGATGGTCTAAAAGACCGGAGGCGGAAACAGGGGATACGATGCAGCAGCATCGTATCGAACAAGGGGGGCAGTGATGAGCTGGGACAAGGTATTCACCGCCGGCTGGCACACCGACAGCAATGGCAACAAGAAGCTCTGGACCACCGAGGACCTTGACCGGATGGTGGCGTCGTTCAAGCCGGAGTTTCACGAACCCCCCCTAGTGGTGGGGCATCCGTCCGACAATGCCCCGGCCTTCGGCTGGATCGCCGCCATCAAGCGGGAGGGGAACGACCTGCTGGTCCAGTACCGCGACGTGGCCGCCGAGTTCACCGACTGGGCCAGGAAGAAGCTTTTTAAGAAAAAGAGCATCGCCATCTACCCGGACGGCAGCCTGCGCCATGTCGGATACCTGGGGGCCATGCCCCCCGCCATCAAGGGGCTGCCCGACTTCGCCTTCGCCGAGGGGGAGTTTGCCTGTTACGAGTTCAGCGACTGGCGCATGTCCACCATCGGCCGGGTCGTCATGCGGCTGCGGGACTACCTGGTCGTGAAGGAAGGCGCCGAAAAGGCCGACGCCATTATCGGGTCCTGGGACGTCCAGGACCTGTTGACACCACCACCCGAACCGTCCGAGTCCATAGCAGCCAATTACACCGAGGAGGAAGGCATGAAACCTGAAGACGTGAAGCAGATGATCGACGATGCCCTTGCCGGGCAGGCAACGAAGTTCAACGAGCAGCTCAAGGGGATAGCCGACAGCATCAAGGGGCTGTCCACCCAGTTCAGCGAGCTGCAGAAGGGGCAGAAAGAGGAGCGCGAGGCCGGCCTGCGGCGCGAGTTCGCCGAGTTCCTCTCCCGGCCCGAGATGTTGCGGCGGGTCCCCGAGGGGAGCCGCGAGGCCACCATCAACCAGTTGGTGACCCTGAGCTCCGCGGCGGCCATCGAGTTCGGCGAAGGGGGCCAGAAGAAGACCGTCTCCGCCGTGGACCACTACAAGTCCCAGCTCCAGGCCCTGCCCACGGTGGTGGAGTTTTCCGAGACGGCCACCAAGGACCGCAAGGGGGCCGACCCCCAGGCCAAGACGGCGACCCGTGCCGAGTTCGACGCCTGGGATGCCGGCAAACAGAACGAGTTCTGCTGCTCCGGCGGCACCGTGATCGATTAACCCTCACCCCCCGCCCTCTCCCAGAGGGCGAGGGAGCTTTCAGTTAAGGAGAAAATACCATGGGCAATACGCTTACCCCGTTCATCCCCAGCATGTTCGCCGGCATGCAGATCGTCGCCCGCGAACAGACCGGCCTCATCGGCGCTTGCTACAAGAACTCCAGTGCCGAACTGGTCGCCCTCAACCAGTCCATCGTCTACCCCGTGGCCTCGGCCCGCAGCGCCATGGACATCACAGCGGCCGTCAACGCCCCCGATACCGGCGACGAGACGGTCGGCAACGGAAGTATGACCATCACCAAGGCTCGCGGCGTGGCAATCCGCTGGACCGGCGAGGAGCAGAAGGGCATCCAGAGCAGCGGCATCTTCGGCGACCTGCGGGCCAACCAGTTCGCCCAGGCCATCCGTACCCTGAACAACGAGGTCGAGGCCGACCTGGCCGCTCTCTCCAAGCAGTTCAGCCGCGCCTACGGCACCGCCGGCACCGCGCCGTTCGGTACCGCCGGGGATCTGTCCGATCTGGCCCAGGTCAAGAAGATCCTCCTGGACAACGGCGTCGCCGAGGGTCCCGACCTGCGCCTGGTGATGGACACCACCGCCGGCGCCAGCCTGGAGGGGAAACAGCCCTCCCTGTTCAAGGTCAATGAGGCCGGCGAGTCGGCCCTGCTCCGCGAGGGGATCATCAACCGCCTCCAGGGCTTCGGCCTCGGCAAGTCCGCCGCCATCCTCCCCCGCACCAAGGGTACTGGCGCCGGCTACCTGGTTAACAACGTCGCCGGCTATGCCGTGGGCGCCACCACCATCGCCGCCGACACCGGCGCCGGCACCATCCTGGCCGGCGACGTCGTCACCTTCACCGGCGACACCAACAAATACCTGGTCACCACGGCCCTGGCCGGCGGCAGCTTCACCATCGCCGCCCCCGGTCTGCGTCAGGCCCTGGCCGACAACGTCGCCATCACCGTCGGCAACAGCTATACGCCCAACATGGCCTTCGACAAGTACGCCGTCCACCTCCTGACTCGCGCCCCGGCCCTGCCGGTCGACGAGTCCGGCAAGCCCGTCGACGCGGCCACCGACATCTACTACATCAGCGATCCCATCACCGGGCTGACGTACCAGGTCACCATGTACAGCCAGTTCCGCCAGGTCCTCTACCTGGTCGGCCTCGCCTGGGGCGTCGCCTGCGTCAATCCGTACCGCACCGCCGTGCTGCTCGGTTAAGGGAGGAGGCACATCATGGCAGACCTGATCAAGATGACCCGCCTCCCGGAAGAGGCAAACGGCGGTCCCACGGAAGCGGACGTCCACCCCGACGAGGTGCAGAACTTCACCCTCGGCGGCTGGGTGCCGGCTGCCGTTCCCGCCGCCAGCAAGACCACCCTCAACGTCGCCCAGACCGTCGAGCTGGTCGTTGCCGCCCAGACCATCGAGGAACTGGACACGCTGGCGCAAGGCGAGGAGCGCAAGGGTGTCATGGACGCCATCGCCAAACGGCGCGCCGAGCTGACCAAGCCTGCGGAGTAACCTATGGCCTACTGCACCATCACCGACATCGAGGCCCCTGAAGAAGACCTCATCGACCTGACGGACGACGGCGACACCGGGGTCGTCAACCAGGAGGTGGTGGACAAGGCCATTGCCACGGCCGGGGAGCTGATCGACGGCTACCTGAGGGGGAGGTACACCCTCCCCCTCGATCCCGTCCCCGGCCTGCTGACGGCCCTGGCCGCCGACATCACCCTCTACCGCCTCTATGCCCGCCGCCCCCGGCTCACCATCCCGGAGAGCCTGGACGGCCGCTACAAGAACGCCCTGAAGCTGTTGAGCGAGATCCAGAAGGGGACGGTCACCCTGGGGGCCGGTACGCCGGAAGCACCGGTCACGGCGCCGGCCGTCTCTCAGGTGCAGGCGCCGGAGCGGATCTTCACTGACGACATGCTGAGTAAATACTGATGCTCAACGAGATCGAAACCAACATCGCCGAGCTGTTGACCACCCGCCTGGAGTCCGCCCGCAAGGTCGGCGTGCAGCGCGGCGTGCAGGGGCTGACGCAGCCGGCCGTCTATGTATCCGCCGAGGCCGGCACCTTCGAGCGGCAGACTCAGTGGACCTACAAGCATACGGTCACCGTCTATGTCGACATCATCTTCTCCAGCCTCAAGGACCAGAAGAGCCGGCGGGATGGCATCAACCTCATCCTCGAGGGCGCCCTGCAGCTGCTGCTGTTGAACACCCTGGGGCTGGCCATCGATCCCCTGAAGCCGAAGAGCTGGCGCAACACCACCACCGAGGAGCTGGACGGCCTCGGGCTGATCTCCTACTCCCTGGAGCTGACCACCTCATTCCTGGTGGAAAAACAGGAAGAGGAGGTGGTGACCGACCTGCTGACCGTCGGGCTTACCTACTACCTCCAGGAGCCCGACGACGAAACCGCCGACGCGGCAGACGTAGTCAATCTGCCCGAACTGCCGAAGGGATAAGCCATGATCACGCGCACTCTCACCAATCGGGGAGATCCACTTGTT